AAGAAATCAACCCATATTATCTTTTAAATACATATCTCAACCAACTGCCCCACTTACGATTAATAAGACTACCTTTAACATTCAAAGATTTAAACTCAAGATACTTAATATTATCAATATTTTTGATAACATCATTAATGTCATAGTAAGTACAAATAGAAATACTATCTTGCATAATAGTATAAGCTTTACCATTTTTGTAATGTACAATAACATTATAAGAATCTACATTAGTCTCATTTGCTCTAGCTTCACGCTCAAAACAAAGTTCACGATAAGCCTTACCTTCAGTGAAGAGTTTAAAGAACCATTCAATGACGTACCATATATAGAAGAATATACCTAAGAGGTCATTCTGTTGTTTAGTATGAGAACGTTCATGTTGAATGAGTTTAAAATATCGACTAGGATACCTAATCATTAATGTAAGCCTAGATTTATCTTTATCTTTAAGATAAAGTCTAGCAAACATATTAATAGCAACAAACTTACCAAAAGGAAAGTGTTTAGTAGCAACAACTTTCATACATCAATCATCTGAAAAGTTATAATTTATAATAGCTTCCCAATCATCTTTAGGCATACAACCTTTATAATCAGGAACTCTAGCTTCCATAAACTCATCAAGCTTCATAGAAATAACGGTACAAATACCAAGATCCATGAGACGTCTACGTTGATTCATACAACAAAACAAATTAGCTTGATCGAGTGGAATACCAATGCTAACAAGTGCCGCTATGAAATATCTATGAAACATTTCCTTAGTAACACTACTAACAGCATCCATAGCTAAGCCTTTTTATAAATATGACTTTCTGCAATAGCTTTAAGACGATTAGAAAGTTGTTCCATATTAACCTCAATCGTCTTAGCGGCTGAATGATAAGTTGTAATAGTTAATGCTCCAATAAACTCAGGAAACATCAAAATATTAAACTTAGCTTTATAAGTATTACCAGCTTCATTCTGAGCAATCCATGCTTTAGGATTAGCATAGAAACTAAACGTGTCAATTGTTCTAACTTTAGAATTTAGATACAAAGGATTAAGTTTAGGGAAGAATGAAAGAATATTATTATCTGTAGGAGCTTCTGTAGCTGGGATAACACTATCTTTAATCCAAGCTTCAAAATCTTCAATAGTATCAAATATAAGTCTTGCAGAACATTTAACAATAGCTAAAGAACTACCTTTAGGAACTTTATAATCTATAAGTTTCACAGCCTCCTTAAATAGATTATAAGTATATCTGTTAAACATCTTAATAGCATGATCACGAGACTCAACTTCAGCACTCATGTTACTATCAACACAAATATGAAATTGAGGTTCATAAGCACTATCATAATTTTCATTGTCGATCAAATAACCGATATTCCAAATCTTATAATAGCGAGCTTTTTCATTATTACCATCAAAGAACTCAATTGGAATATTATGAGCATAAATATAATACTGAATTTTCAAAAGAGTTTGATAGAATACAAATTGATTACCACTAGTAACAGGAATAAACTCACCTGTAGCATCAAGAATGAAATTAATATTGGTATTAAGCCAATCAACTTCATCCTTAGATAAATCAGCAACAGTTCGAGGCTCTGTAACTATATATGGTTTATCAGGAGCATCTATTCTAACAACAGACGGAATTGAAACACCATTTATTACAATAGGTTTATACTTCTCAGTTGTAATAGCAAGTGCAGATAATTCTTCTTCAGCTTTAGAAGGAGAACTATCAACAGGAATGTCTTGTTTAATTTCCTCTTCTTCTTTAAAAGGATTTATATCTTCCATTATATGCAATTAATCGTTAGATTCATAATCACGAACTCCGTAAGCATTAGCATTAAACGGAATGTTCTTATCTGTACGTTCATAAAACTTAATGGCAAGCATTTTACCGATAAATTCATTCTTATGACTAAGAATATAATCACTTTTCATAGTATTATCGGTATTGCCATTATAAACAGCTGTAGGCTTAACTTCAAATGTTTCAGCATTTAAGTCATTCTTACATTTGAACTTAGCATAATTATAAACTACCTCATGATCATCAACAATTTTAGTTATACGATCAATGAGAATATCTAAACACAAACATTCAGTCTCTTCGCACTGTTTAGCTTTCATCAT